TGGAGGAAACCCACCGGACTTTCAGGACTTTGTGGATGCACGTCAGGAAGCGGTTAAAAAAGGAGAGGCGATTTATGGCAAAGGTTTCTTTAAGCCTAAATCTTAAGGTATACTTATTTTCATATATGATATAATAGTATAGCAAGCAAAACCACGCCTATGAACATTTTTGCCGTCAACGAAGACCCGATCATTGCTGCTCGAAATTTGCCCGACAAACTTGTGGTTAAAATGCCAAGTGAGTCTGCTCAAATGCTTTGTCCATGGGCCTTCAAACAGCATAATGCGCTTATTAATAAACCTGACGGCAGCTTCTACGGCACTAAAGGATTTGCACATCATCCCTGCACTCTTTGGCAATATGAAGATCCTGCAAATGTAGCGTGGCTTTTACTCCATGCTTTTGGTCTTTGCGCCGCTTATACTGAACGCTATAGTAAAAATCATGGGATTCTGCCCGCACTTTTTCAACTTGCCCAGCTTTATGAAGAGAAGCATGGTCTACCATCCGAACACTTCAAGCATCACACGCCATTTGCTTTAGCAATGCCAGTTCAGTTTAAGAACGAAGATGATCGTGTAGGATCTTATCGAAATTATATAAATAAATCAAAAGGCTATGCAGTATGGCGATACACAAAGCCCCCTGACTGGTGGTCAGAAGAAGTACACCTTCCAGTACGCATTGAATACCTGAATCAACGGGAAATAAGAAAAAATCTAAAGAAGAGTAAAAATGACCAGCATTCGGGATTATCGCCAACCCTATAAAGTAGAAGGGAAATTTGAGTTTCCGCACTATTTTGAAGTTTATCAAAAAGCAGTAGCTTCTGTATGGAGACCTCAAGAGGTTTCTTTTGAATCCGACATTCGTGACTGGCAAGTAGCCACTGAGGATGAGCGCGAGATTATTGGCGGAATATTGAGAGGATTCACTCAACTTGAGTGCTATGTTGGTGATTACTGGGCTAGCATTCCGCAAATTTTTCCTAAGCATGAAATCGCGGCTATGGCCCGCGCATTCTCTTTTTCAGAAGTAGTTCATGCTGAGTCATACAACCTTTTGTCCGATACTTTGGGAATTGATGAGTTTGAAGCCTTCCTTGGTGACCCAGTTGCCCGTCAAAAAATCGATTATTTTCTCTCTAAAAAAGGAGATAAAATTGCGTTGGCAGTATTTAGTGGTGCTGGAGAGGGTGTTAGCCTTTTCAGTTCGTTTGCTGCTTTGCTTTCTCTTAACCTTAATGGTAAGTACAAAGGCATTAGTCAAATCATCTCATGGAGTGCCCTTGACGAGCAAGCCCATAGCGATGGAGGAATAGCGTTATTTAAAGACTTATGTAATGAAGAACCCTTGACCAATGAAGAGGTCAATGAGATCTTTGAGGGTTTCCAACAAGTAATTCAAAACGAGTATGCTTTTATTGATAAAATCTTTGAAAATCGCTCACTTACTAATATTTCTGCGTATGACCTCAAGCAATACATACTTTATAGAGCAAATGACCGCCTTCAAGCTTTAGGGATTGACCGCTCTTTTCGTTTTGATGATAAAGCAGCCACACGAATAAAAGGCTGGTTCCATCCACTTATGGCTGGTTCTACTAGCACCGATTTCTTTGCACAGCCCAAGTCAGGAGACTCCTACGTCTCGAAACCTACTCAAGACTTTAGCTCCGTTAACCTACGTAATTTGAACCTTGCTCTTGCATGACCGACCATAATATAATTGCCCCTGAATGGCTGTCAGATGAAGGGATGCAAACTCTTTCGGCGGGTTACCTGTTGCCAGGAGAAACTCCTAGGGCAATGTTTAGTAGAGTGGCTAGAACTGCAGCTGTAATTAATGAGGATGAGTCTCTTTATGAAGACTTATTTGAGTGTCTATGGAATGGTTGGCTTGGCCTTGCGAGTCCTGTTGCTGCCAACTTCGGTACAACGAGAGCATTACCAATTAGCTGCTACTCAGTTCATGTTAGTGATTCCGTCTCTTCTATCTATAGCCATTTAAAGGAAGTTGCACAACTTAGTAAAAATGGTGGAGGTGTTGGCGTCTACTTTGGTGATGTACGTCCTGCGGGTGCTCCTATTTCTGGAGGTGGAAGGTCCACCGGAATTGTTCCCTGGGCTCAACAATATGACCTCGCCGCGAGAGTTGTCTCACAAGGCGGGGTCCGCCGGGGCTCGTTCGCGATATATCTACCAATCGACCATCCGGACGTACCGGAACTCCTTCGTGCAAAAGATCATACTAAGGGAGATCCAAGAAAGTTTGTGGACAGCAATATTGCTCTCACTGTTAGTGATGAGTGGATTGAATCTATGATGGCGGGTGATGAGAAAAAACAAGAGTTGTTTGGCGAAGTATTAAAAACACGCATGATCTCAGGGTCACCGTACCTTGCATTTATTGATAACGCTAATGCTCAAAATCCTCAATGTTATAAAGAAAGGGGCTTAAAAGTTTCCACCTCCAATCTTTGTTCAGAAATCTTCCTTCACACTGATGAAAATCATACATTTGTCTGCGTCCTTAGTAGTCTCAACCTTAGCCGCTATGACGAGTTTAGTTCTTGGAAATCTTCTGTTAGCGGACGTACAGTCCCCCAACTCGCGGTTCATCTCCTCGATGCAGTCGTTTCAGAATTCATTCGTAAGGCGCAGCACCGAGTTGGACTTGGACGAGCGGTTAAATTTGCTGAAAAGTCTAGGGCCCTAGGGCTTGGTACAATGGGTCTTCATACCCTTTACCAAAAACGTGGAATTCCATTTAAGTCAGAAGAGGCCCGTCACTTAAACGTTGAATGTCATGAATGGATTAGCCACGAGTCAGATCTTGCATCAAGAGAGTTAGCAGCTAAGTTTGGTGAGCCTGAATGGTGTATTGGATCAGGCCGTCGCCATACTCATCTTACGGCTATTGCTCCTACTCGGACTAATTCTGTTATTTCAGGAGCGTTTAGTCAAGGAATTGAGCCAATAGATAGCAACTACTTCGTGGCTAAACAAGCCAAAGGCACCTTTATTCGTAAGAATCCTGTGCTTGAGGAGTTGTTTTGCAAGCGAGGGGCTGACAGTTCGGTTTGGGATACTATACTTGAAGCAAAGGGCAGCGTTCAGCACCTTTCAACTGATATCTTAAGTGATAAAGAGAAAGAAGTGTTTCTTACTGCACGCGAGATCGACCAGTTTGAACTTGTGAAGCAAGCGTCAGAGCGCCAGCCGTTTATTTGTCAAGGCCAATCACTTAATCTTTTTGTTGATCCAGAAGCCAGCGCGGAATATCTTTTCCGCCTTCATCTTTCCTCATGGAAAATGGGGCTTAAGTCACTATATTATCTTAAATCAAGTTCTTTACTTACCAAACGTAGCTCTCTTGAGGCAGTGATTGTTACTCGTGATGATTGCCCTTGGTGTGACCGTCTTAAGGCGGAACTTATTCAAGACGATGTTAAATACAAAGAAATTACCAAAACTCAAGCAGTGAGTCTTGGAATCTGGGACTCTAACTTTCAAACAGTACCGCAGCTATGGATGAATAGCAAACATATTGGCGGGTATACTGACTATGTTAATTCAAAATCACTTTATGCAAAACCATCTGAAAACCAAGAATGCGAGGCATGCCACGCATAGTATGGGACGTAGGAAAGTAAAAAAATATCCTCCACTCACAGAGGATCAAAAACGCCTTGTTGAAGACCACAGGTGGATCGCCGGGCGCCTGGCTTACAGGGCCAGGTGCATCACAAACGGCTTCACCGGAATGTTCACAAAGGAAGATTTAGAGTCGGTCGCTTGCTTTGCAATTTGCGTAGCAGCAACACGTTTTTCTGAAGGTAGGGGAGTTAAGTTTAGTACATATGCCTGGGCTACAGCCCACGGCTATATCCTTCACGCCCTTCGCGATCATTCTCGTATGGTTCGGCTTCCGCGTTGGATAAATGATCACAGAGCCCGCTTAAGAGAGATGCTTGCAGAAGGTTTTTCTTATGACGATGCTTGTGACGCCTTAGGGATAGATATTGAAAAAGCATTTCTTTGCGAAAACAGCTGGAATGAAGTCCACACTTCTTTTGACTATAAACCTGAGGATTGGAGGGAAAGGGAATTTGTTTATGTCCATGACGAAATAAAAACACTTTTAGTGTCAGAGGATATTAAAGAAGCTCTTGTAAGTTTAGACGATCAAGAAATGAAACTTCTTTTGGCCTACGTAGACGGCCAGCCTTTATCGGAGGCCGAAAAAGAGATAGCAGAAGAAAAACTCACTACTCTTCGAGAGATAGCCCAAGCATGACGAGTGTATGACGGAGGAACACCTTACGTACGAAAAACAACTACGTCTTGAGCACATAAAAAGGCACATCACGGAAATATCCAGATCTGAGCTCGAGGATCTCTATCTAGAGACGCTCTCTCTTCTGGTACAACTAACGGAAAAAGTAAACACTGCATTTAAAAAGAATGGCATCATTTGACTCAAAAAAATTCTTCGACTTTGCGCAATACGCAGACACAAGTAACCCTAAACACAAAGCAGCGTACGACGATTTGTATGCCGCCATCCAGAAACTTGATCCGAATCTTCTGACTGACGAAGCAAATTGGGTGAAAATTTATCGTACGAAACCACCGACTCCTCCTGGTGGCGGAGTTTTAGACGTTGTCTACTTCAGCCAACGCGATAACTACAGGGATGCCAGCCGTACTTGCTTCAGTAGTAGCTGTGCGATGTTGTGTGAATATCTTAAACCAGGTACATTACCTGGCGCCAAGGGTGATGATAAGTATGTAGAGGAAGTATTCAAGAGAGGTGATAGCACCGATGCATCTGTACAAATTCAGACCCTTAAACACTTCGGAATCAATGCCTCCTTCAAGACAAACGGATCGCTCTCAACTCTTGACAGTCTTCTTGGTCAGGGTATTCCTGTACCTATCGGCATTTTGCACCATGGTGTACCTAGTGCCCCATCTGGCGGAGGTCACTGGCTAATTGTAATTGGCAAGGAAGGCACAAACTACATTGTAAATGATCCCTGGGGGGAAATTGATCACGCTTCGGGAACTTATCCTAGCACCGACGGCAAGCGGCAGAAATACTCTGCTAGTTTATTGACATCACGTTGGACGGTAGAAGGTCCTGGCAGTGGGTGGTTTATTCAGGCTAGTAAATAGCTACACTATAGGTAGATTAGAGAAAGTATGCTAACTCAGGAAGAGGGGTAAAATTATTTTGTAGATCTTCACAGTAGCCGTGGTAGTTCGCAAACCCCCAAAAAAACTTATGCCACTAGCTTCCATAATGCGTGTGTCTATAGTTTGCTGGTCTGCTGCTATGTTAACGGCTTTCTACTCTGGTTTGATGCCTAAAACAGATGTAACTTTCCTTGCGGGACTACTATCATCCGCTCTTGGCAGCTTCGGAATTGACGTGATTAAACGTGATCCTGATGCGCAACCACCAACCCCACCTCGTAAACCTCCTACAACTTCTTAATTAACATGGAATTGAAAACAGCCCTGGCGAATCTCATTGATGCCTACGCCGACGCAAAAACTTCAAAGAATCAGATCCTCCTGTCTTACGCAACTCAGGAACTGCAGACTTTTATGAGTCAAATTGATCTGATTCAAGCCCCTCCAGCCAAAAAAGCTGATTTAGCTGCACCCGAAATCTCTGAGTAAAATGTCTGATAAGTTGCCCAAAAATCATTCGGCTTCAGCCCACAAAGATAAAGTGGGACAGGTGATGCACGAATTTAAAAGAGGGCAACTTCATTCAGGCACAGGGAAAAAAGGTAAGAAAGGTCCGGTCGTAAAATCTCGCGAGCAAGCGATTGCGATCGGACTCAATTATTCTCAATTTCAGCAATTGCAAACTTTGGGTTACAGTGAAGACGCGGCGTGGGCTTTTGCTGAGATGGCCGCAAAACTTGCAGATGAAGGTCCGTTATCGGATATAGATTCAAAACCCGGCAAACAACTTGGCAGTTCAGGTAAAAAGAAAGATAGTCCGCAAGAAATGGCTACTACTTTCCCGACTCTACCGAAACAAGCACCGGGGAATAATGATTACAGCGACGGTGCTATAGTAAAAGCCAGAAAAGGATCTTGCCCTACAGGAACTCGGGCGATAGGTGCCGGGTATTGTAAGAATAGCAAGCCAGGAAAGAGACAATATTTTGAAGTAGAAAAAGGGAAAAGTTGCCCTCCTGGTTCACGCTCGGCTGGTTCCGGTCGCTGCCGTGTAGATTTCGCAGAAGCTGCTGCTCCAGATCTAACCGGTCAATGCGACCAAAAGAAAAAGAGAGAGCAACGAGCTGACCCGCGCACCGGTCCTGAGCAAGCTGCAGACAGACAGAGAGCCTCGGAGATGAGAGGTAAGGATCCGATCCCCTCTGGAACACGTCAAGAAGCAGCGAAAAAAGCTGCGGAAACTCGGAAGAAATGTCAAAAAACTTCACCGTCAACCACGCAAGCAACTCAGTCTAATACTCAGAACAATGCCATACGGTAATTTTGACCAACATGCGCAAGGAGTGTGGGATTTCGTTCGTTGCCAAAGATCAGATGGATCTTACTACGGTACTACGGGAAAATGCCGTAAAGGCTCTGAGGTGAGTGCCAAACAGAAAGAAGCGTTAGCTAAATTAAAGCCAGAGCAGCTAAAGCAGTTGGAGAAGAGTCCGAAACTCTCATCGATTCAGAAGAAAGCAGTGAAGGAGGAGATTGTTAAGCATAGCGGTGTTGGGGGCGCAAAAGATAAGGATGGTGAAGAGGATGCTAAAGCTAAGTACAGTTCTCTGGCAAAGCAATCCCAAGAAGCGATGACTCGCGGAGATATGGCTACGGCGATGAAGCTCAACAAAGAGGCCATGGACGTAATGGCCAAGATCAATGCTCAGTCTGAAAAGAAAGCACCGGGGGCACAGGAAAAAGCAGGGAAGATAGATAAGTTATTAGGAGAATTAAAGAAAACGGATCCGATCAAGGGTTCAGAGGTCTCCAGTGACGATAAGGGAGTTTATATTGTGAATAAAGTTGGAAGTCACGAAGTAAAGACTCTCATTACCCCTAAAACTGACGGCTCATACGAGATCGGTTACAAAGTGAATGACTCATACACCAAAGGTGGGGTAGAAAATGATAGGGAGCGTGTTCGTGTTGCCCTCACAGCCAAACGTCAGTATGACAAGGCACTATCTACCTTACCAGAGGGCACCAAGGTGAGGGCTTTTGCGTTTGACGACGACGGAGGTGGTGACGTTAGACGTGCTGCTTATGGTAAACTCGGATTCAAACACCAGGGGAATAACGTTATGACAGGCGTAATCACCAATGGTAAAGTAGAGGCCATGGATTTTGCCGAGGAGGGAAATAGCGACGTTGAGACCTGGAAAGCACTTTTA